GTTATCAGCGAGGTCTGCAGTTCTAAACCGAGCATTATCCATATAAGCTGAGAAGCCCTCGGCTTCTCGGCGTTGGGTGTCATACCAAGAGCGAGATCGCCCGATGACCTTTAGGGCGTCGGCAATTGTCCTGCCTTGTCTTACCAAATCGATTAGTTCTTTGCGAGCTTCTTCTGGTGATAAGTTTCTTTCCAATTGGACTCCAGTGTCTGTAGTAGTACAGAGGGGTCTGGGCAGAAGTATCCCCACTCATGCATATATAAACCATCAGGCAGGCATTAAGCCTGCCTTCCAAGGCTCAATAAGTATTTCGCCTTATACTTATATAGGGGTCTAGAGCGTCGGCGTGTTTCAATAGCAAATCTAATTTATTTTATTTTATTTATATAAGTGCTGGTCAGTCTGGTTTTCTGGTGAATATTATTTAGCTGATAGTGGGTGAGGGGGAGGGGGGCGGTATTAAACAACAGGGGGGTCGGCATGGGTACACGCACAAAAAAAAGCCCCACGCATAGGCGTGAGGCAGGGTAAAACATTGCGCGCGCATGCGAAAACCCCCGCATCCATGGGCTGGAGCGGGGGCGTCCGCGAACTATCCTATAAACCGACTCGCTTCATGATTACGCGGAACTTATCGGTCACAATTCTTAACTCTCTCACGCCTCGGTTCTCGCTGATGTCATACACGATACCTACGCGCCCCTTGCCTATGTGTACAAGGTCGCCCAGACTCGCGTGGTTGAGCGTGTTCAACTCGAAATCGGGGATGTGATTCAGGCTTGGTACTCCGTACTCCTTGCGTACCTCCAGCACCTCCGCCTTCAGGTCTGTGAGTATGTCGTCGTGTGTCCATGCTGTGTTCATGCTGTGTGCCTTTCGTGTTTGATGCTGGAAGACCACCTCCCAACGACAAACATCTTCCCACAGATTCAGCCCAATGTCAAAAACCGAGCGTAAATCCTCGGTGTGTTGGGTCATGTCATGTGTCATGTCATGCCCGCCTTGGTGTGTCATGTGTGTCATGTGATGCGCCTTGATGCGGGCGCATACGCGCTGTGATGCGAGCGCAGGAGTTGCTAAACGGCAGGCTTCTCGCGTGAGCTACGCGATCGCATGCCTGTCTTTTCTTGATAACAAATGGAACATTTGTTTGATAAAGGGGGTCGAATCAAATTGGCTCGGCACTTTACCGAAAGGAACACCATGAGAACAGTTGAAACCAAGACACTAGTCGGCGTCGTAAAGAACGGCGTTGTTCATGTGTCGAAGCCAGATGATAAGCGTATCTTCGCAAAGGTACGCATCACCACTAACACCGCTAAATCTTCGAAGAAGATTGAAGCAATCCTCTCAGCCTTCAAGGCATACCCGAACTTTACCACAGTTCTGGATGAAATCCAGAAGGTTGAACCAAACGCATACCTAACACTGAAGGGAGGTCGCGCCTAATGTTTTATTGGGGAGACTATGTAGCAATGGCAATCGCACTATTCATGACTGGCTTTACGGCAGGAATCTATGTCGCTCGTAAGGCAGTGCGTGATTGGCTCTCGCGTCAAAGATAGCAGACGAAGTCTGCTTATAAAGGGGGGACGGCAAATCGCTGTCCCCTCTCAACCAATCGAAAGGAGCAACACCATGTCAACAAACACTTATCTCGCAGTGGATTGCCGTATGTGTAAGGAAATCACACACATACCCTGTACTGATGAACAGTTAAAGGAACTCGAAATGCCACGCTCAGAGAGACGCTACATACAAGACATCTTCCCCGATTTATCTATCGGAGATAGAGAGTTGCTTATCTCTAGCACATGTAATACCTGCTGGCAAAAGTTGTTCGGCAGTGAAGATGAGGAGGAATAAAAATGGGAGCAAGAATCAACTTCGTAATGAAGGCGTATGAGAATGAGCAAGCACATGTCACCCTCTACTCACACTGGGGGGAAGGGTCATGGAGAGCCGACTTAGGTATGGCTTTATCCAAGGCAGCACCACGCTGGACTGACCCATCCTATGCGATTCGTATAGTTGTTTCACAACTAATCGGTGACCAATGGCACAAGGAGACAGGCTTCGGCTTGTTCACAAGCGTTGACGGCGAAGACTTAGGTGACTTCACCGTTGTCCTTGATTTTCCAAATCAAACCGTCAATGATACAGGGAATGAACATTCGTTCAGTTCCTTCGTCGAATACCAACAAGAAGTGGAGATGTATCATGCCTAATTGGGTAAATAACTCGGTCGTAATCTTTGCCAAGCCAGAGGTAATCGCCAAGATGAAGGAGCAGTTGTCTGCTCCCTATGAGGCACAAGAGTACGACTGGCAGACTAAAGAGTCCAAGACTGTAACGGTTAATGAACCGTTCAGTTTCTGGAACATCATCAAGCCCACGAATCTAGCCGAGTACTGGGACTATGACGGTACAACACAGCGACACGAAGACCACTGGTACAGGTGGAACTGTGACAACTGGGGCTGTAAGTGGGAGGCTAAAGATGTCGAAGAACACAGCGAAGATGAAGGTGAACTCGTCTTCACATTCTCCACGCCATGGAGCGTACCCGAGCTAGCCTTGCTAGAACTATCACGACAATACCCAACAGCATCCATTGAGAATGAGTACGACGAGGAGACAGGCTGGGGTGGAGAGACTCACTATGTGAACGGAGTGGAATCTATCGTCGAGGAATACAACTACCGTTGCTATGCCTGTGACATGAGATGGTCTGGTGACCCAGATGAACTCATGTTCGACGACGACGGACAACACAACTGCGAAGCAGACAAAGAGAAGGAACAACAACTACTAACAGAGGGAGCAATCTAATGGGAAGCAACACAGCACACGACCTAGTAGAGAATGTCATAGACATTCGCCAGTCAATAGCAATACATCTAACAAGCAACCACTATCCGCCAGTACCAGTGAGCATGGTCGAGCCATGTATCGAGGCTATCTATGCGGTATCGGAGGGCAATACTCACAAGAGTATCGGGCTACCAGAGGGTGTGAAATGGCGGGGCTATCCTACGGCTCCCGCCTACACGATAGTCGAGGCTCATCATCTCGGTCCATGGTGTGACTATGACGATCGTGATTGTGATGACATGTAATACATACGCATTCTTTAGCATAGAGAATCTATGCTCTTGAATAACCCAACCAAACCGAAAGGAGATAGCAATGAATCCGTTAGACATAGTACTGAACAGACTCGAAGACCTAACCGATACCCACCCATTCCCAATGACGCGTGACCACTGTGAACATTGTTCAGCATGGCTCGTCATTATGGAAGTATGTAGACCAGAGGAGTAAGATGCTATCGCTAATCAGAAGCAATGACCGCAAGGTTACCAACCTAGTCACGCCAAGTGGCAAGACATCAGCAATCGCCAACACCTTTGGCTTACCAGCAGGCAAGGCATACTCATGTCCCGATGCGACCAGCATCTGTGAGAAAGTATGTTATGCGGGGAAGCTCGAGCGTGTATACAAGGGAGTGAGGGATGTCCTCCTTCACAACTGGAATCTATTGAAGGACGCAGACGTCAACCAAATGGTTGACTTACTTGATGACATGATGATCGACTTCATCAAGGATTGTGAGAGACGGAATGCCCCGAAGTTATTCCGCATCCACTGGGACGGCGACTTCTTCAATCAAACATACGAGTATGCGTGGCAGAAAGTAATCATGATGTACCCAGATGTACAGTTCTGGTGCTACACACGAGTACGATCTGCTGCTTACTCACTATCAGGGCTAGACAATCTCTCGCTGTACTACAGTACAGATGATGAGAACAAACACATTGCCGAACAAGTTCGCAATGAAACAGATACAAAACTAGCGTACCTATCCACTACATTCAAAGATGCGGAGGATGAAATGGTACGCATCACTGGCAAGGTAGGTGCTAAATGTCCAGCACTTACCAAGCAAATCCCACTCATCTCGACGAGTGGCTCAGCCTGTGTCAGCTGCGGGCTATGTGTCTACGGCAAAGCCGACATCCGATTCAGCGCAACCAAGAAATGAGGAACAAATGAACGCATCATTCCGTATCGAGCAGGTTAACTTCCTGCTTTCGCAGTACCGAGAAGCAACACACCGTCCAGCCATGCTTGATCTTGCTATCTGGCAGACGCTTGAGACATACTACACACAGCCAGATGACTGGAACATAGTGATCACATCAACACGAGAAGAAGCCTTCGATCGTATGGTCAAGGATGGGTGGACTGTGAACATGGGTGACCACTTCTTCGGGCTTGACTACGAAACAATCGACGAACTTGTTCTTGAGTACCTCAAGAACAACCAACTAGTAACCAACATAGAGGAGGAATAACATGAGCACAGTACAACAGTTCGAAGCAGAGGCGTTTAACGCTGAGATAGGCACACTAAAGGAACGCATCGACGCACTCACCGTTGACCTTGCCACATGGCAGAGCATAGGTGAGGAGCACCGACGCAAGGTGAAGAGGTTGTTCACCAAGGTGAATGACTACATAGATGAGAACGATTGCGAAGAAGATGGTGACATCAGCCTGTCAGAACTAGATGACATACTGAATGACGTGTACAACAATCGCCTTGTCTTCGACAAGCTCTTCGAAGTACAGATCACATACACACTGGATGCTACGTTCGAGATCCGTGCTAAGAATGAAGACGAAGCAAGAGAGATAGCCGACGAGATCGGTATCTGTACTGACCCAGTGTTCGACCATGAAGATGACCCAACCGAATGCGCGATTAATGAATCACGTGTCGGATACCTACAACGAAAGGTGAACTAATGACAACGCTAACAATCACACCACGAATCGGTGACACCTGTGCCAATGGGGCTGTCATCGTAGATCTCAAGCGGGCATGGGATGAGTCGGGCTACGTAGCCCTCTGCCTATGGACGCAAGACACACAGTCACAACCTCACACCCGAACAGCTGACCCATACGTAACGTGGTTCATCCGTCAGACTGACGATGGAATCCGCTGCTACTCAGGTCACTACTTCGATCAACTATCAGACGCCCTAATTGATTACATCAAACGCATCTGATACACTCACACCTACAACCCAACACGAAAGGAAATACCCATGACAAACCTAACAATCAACTCACGCCGTAATGCTTACAGCATTATCGGTGAAGAAGTAACAGCAACATCAGCACGAGACGCAGCCACACAGGCTGGGCTCGACTGGCATGTATCACTAGCCGACGTCCAAGCGTTGGCTGTATCCGACACAGGTGTTAGCCAACTCGAAGTGCCTAACACTTTCGCTACTGTCCGTACCAATAACGACAACACACAGTCAGTGCTTGGCACTGTCGGTGGACGATACAAAGTATTCCAAAATGCGGAGATGTTCTCAGCACTGGACTTACTCGTTGACTCTGGCGATGCTCGGTATGCCTATGCTGGTGAGGTGAAAGGCGGAGCACAGGTGTACATGGTGCTCGAGCTACCACGTGGTGTGAAGATTGGTAACGATGAGCATGCTGCTTACCTCGTTGCTCGTACCTCACATGATGGATCGACTGCCTTACAGATAGCACCTTCGGTGCGACGTCTCCGTTGTACCAACCAGATTGCTGGCATCTTCTCTAAGTCAGCAACCTACACACTCAAGCACACAACCAACGCTGAGTTCAAGATCGAGGACATCAAGCGAATCATCCCTGTTACCTACAAGGGAATCGAATACTACGAAACCGTAGGTAACAAACTAATCGGCGAGACACTCACTGACATAGAGGTGGACAACATCTTCAAGAAGATGTGGTCACTACCATCTGCGATTGAGCAATCACCGTATGCCATGCTTAGCACTGGACAGAAGCGACAGTTCAACTCAGCGATGACGGCACGTGATACAGCCAAGAGCATCTACAAAGGTGCGACTGGTACTCAAGAAGAACTGTACGGCACAGCGTTCGGTGCGTTCCAAGCAGTGGTTGAGTATGCCGATCACTTCAGTCACAAGTCAGAAGCAACCCGAGCCGAGCGCATCATCAACGGTTCGGCTGACCGTATCAAGAACAAGGCACTAGCCTTGCTAACGAAGGGAGCGTAATGAATAACGAAGACCTGTACGTCCAGCCTCACATCTCGGTGAGGCTGGCGCAGTACATTCAGAAGGCACTCGATTACCTACACATCTATGCACAAAAGATGGATGAGCCAAGTGTGATCGAGCCAGAGCTACACAAGGAAGCGGACGAAGCAATGGTTGACATCATGCTTGACGCACCACTACCAGAGGAGACATCTAATGGGTAAGTTAATCAACAAAGACACGATCGGTGTTCGCACTGGGGGTATGAAAATTACCCCCATTGCGGGCTGGTCGTGGTATTGTGGACACCACGATTCGTACGGCATCGGAGATGATAGAGATGAGATTGTCTTTATGTTCGGTGCTCACATTAAATACCATGAGATAGACGGTGATGTATGTGAACCGTACTACAAGGAATGGCAAGTAAAGGAGGAAGCATGATACATCTAGCAAGTGTTGTTCTTATCTGTGCGTACTGTAACTCAGAGATAGAACGAACCACGGAACTAGCAGCACGTGAAGCACTAGCTGAACACCAGCAGTACGTGCAATGTATTAAGAACTACTGATGGGCAAGCCACGTCCAACAGAAATAAAACTAGTAGCAAAGCTACTAGACCCAGACACTGAGAACTCCGAAGATGCTACAGACCTAGCGATTGAAATCATTGAGGCACTAGATAACTCTAGGCTTAAACGAGAATCGTTTATTGTTGTAGCAAGGTTAGCGGACTGGTCTCCCTTGCAGGCATGGGGAGAATTCAATACCCGCTTACAAGCGGAGAAATTTTTTCCACATCTCGCATCACCATCACCATCTGGTGGCAAGGGATCGATAGCGAAACTCGTTAACCCTGATGAGTTCCTTAAAATGATAGGAGATAAGTAATGTTCTACAACGGATTCACTTTACTCATGCAGATCTTTGCTGGTGCTACCATGTTCTGGGTTGGTCGTTACTACGGCTACTCCAAGGGAGAAGCTGAGATGTACGTTAGATGTCAGCGAGCACAACAAACAGTAGACGAATTCTTTTCCGACGTTAGTCGGAAGGGATAGGTTCAGAATCAAGGGCGGGGGCTATTGCCTCCGCCTTTTTTTCTGTCTCCTCCGCGACCAGCTGCGTGATCCAAAATAATTTATAGTACTCATAGTCATACGAGAATCTCTTCATGTGTTTAACTGTCGCGCCTGTATGTGCGTGAAGAGGGACGCCAGCTTGCTTCATTAACATGAAGAACTGAATGTCTTCCGATACAAACTGAGCATCAGTACCACCAGAAGAATGCTCAACAAAGAATGGCTTGTCCTTACCATGAAACTCTTTCATCTTGTCGGCTGCTGATCGGTGCATCAAGAAGAATCCATAGCCAGCATAGTCACACTTGACTATGGCGTTGGGCTCAAGAGGATGTAGGTATGACATCTGATGGATGTCATCTGGATGTGCCATGAACAGGCATGGGTACGGAGACATCAACGCTTGTTCATTCTCCTTGGAAATAAAATATGTACCGCTAACGGCAGGCATCGTCTTAGCATCAGCTATATCCCAAATTTTTTTCAGCGCATCATTGGTTACATGTATGTCGCTATCTACCCACAAGATCCAATCAAAGTCTGAGGCATACCAAGTATCGAATGCTGTTTGTCGTTGACGTCCGATCTGATTACCTTGTACACGCTGGGCTCCTCTGATTGGCAAGCCCGAGGTAAGAACTGTATAGACCAAACCCTCTGCGAACTTGCCATCTACCATTCCATTGTCGCACCACGTAAGCATCATCTTCTCGCTAGCCTTGTGCATGGTTACCTCCCCAACCGCCACCTTTGAAATGAATAGAAGGCGGTGTGAATACCTTCGTTAAAGTTACGTTGCACTTGTCACACTTAGGGAACTGATCCCCATCCATGATACGCATCTCTACTACGCTATCGCATAGCGTACATTTGAAATCGAATGTTGCCATTAGTACGGTGTTGCTCCTCCCAGTTTATCGGCTATGTCTTTAATACCTTTAGCAATCAGTTGCTCAACACGTTGAGGTGAGATCTCCCAAGCTAGTGCTATCTCAGCCAACGGTTGGTCGTTAACAAACCGACAGGTAAGAATGCCCTGCATTCTTGCGTCAAGCTTCTTCATTGCTGCGTCTACATCAGCGATCATTGCTGCTAAGTTGTTACCCTCGTTGGCTAGTCGCTTGACCTTGACACCATGTACATCTGGATCGAATACTTGGTTAGCCAAGTATGCCTCATCAGTACCAGCAACTTTGATTAGGCTCTCGATTAACTCGAGGCGATAGAAGTATTCATCGCCGAGCTCATACCCTAAAGCTTTAGCTTTCTCCTTACGCGCATACCGTTCGCCAGCCCTACGTATGAATGTATGAAACGCTTTGTATCCCTGCTTCTTCTCAATAGGATCTTCACGAATAAGATAATCATTAACCTTATCCTTGCGCTTCCATGCGTACTCATTCATTGCTTGCTTAACATCTTCAAGCTCGATGAATCGGTAGTAACGTTTAGATAAATGCCAAGCAATGCCCGATGTTATCTCGTTGATCTCTTGCCATACTGGGTGGTCTCGTGTTAGCTCAGGCATACTGCCTGACCAAGTACGTATGTGCAGCAAGTAGCAGGTCGGGATCATCGCCAAGTAAACCCAGTGCTCTGTTGTGATTAGAGCAGAGCAACCCACGCACCTTACCAGTGCGGTGATCGTGATCTATATCCAGCGCACGAACTGATGGGCTAGCACCACAGATGTAGCAACCACCACCTTGTGACTCAAGCATGTCTTCGTAATCCTCTACCGTAATTCCATAAGAACGTATGCGTGATCCACGTTGTTCTTCGTAAGTTTTATTTCTGTTGCGTGGCATACTTCTTCCAGATACCACGCTCTACCATCAACGCAATGATTGCGTAGTTGGCTATGTCAATGAAGCTATCTTCGAGAGCTTCATTGTTTGGTTCAATGGAGTTGTATATAAGATTCTTTAGTCGCTCTAACTTATCGGACATACGAACCATCAACCCATTGGTCGCACCACCAGGTGCGTTCCAAATGTTAAGTGGACCGTAATCGATTTGCTTTAAGACCAAGATAGATAGAAGCTCATCATAAATATCCTGAGCATCTTCTTGGAAGTTATCGATGGTTAGTTTGTTCGTCGCCAACGGAGCACCTTTCAGTTGTTAATTGCATTAACTAAATCAGCTAATGCTTGCGCTCCTTGGTTAACAATTATACTATTGACATCGCTATCTGGAGGTAACGACACGCGGACAGCTTGAGGTATTGCATCCTGCAATCGACGTGCTAGTTCCTGCCCTGGGTTAGAGCCATCCTCTTTAGCATCGTTGTCAGTACAGATTACGACAGTACCAATGCCATCAAAACACCTACTAAAATAAGGCTTCCAAGCATTAACACCAGCAACGGCAACAGCAGGGAACCCAGCAAGAGTCGCACTAATCGCATCTATCTCTCCTTCTACTACCAACACTTGGCTAACCGCATTAAGTATTGCGCTGACGTTATATAGGTGGTGCTTCTGACCAGTAGGTATCATGTACTTAGGATCTCCGCCATCAATGCGACGGAACTTAAACCCAACTACGCCAGCCTCTGTTATGTAGGGGATAGATAGGTGATGTCTAAGTCTGTCCTCGTGACCAGGTGCTACCTCTGCCACATAACCTAGTAAAAATTTTTCGGCTCCATCAAGGATTCCACGCTGTGTTAGGTAAGCCTCTGCTGGTGAACCAGCAAGGCTGTCATGGTACTGGTGTGCTGCTTTAGTCCAGAGATCTATGAGCTTGGGGTTAGTCTTCATACTTTCTCCTGCCTGTGTGTAATGAATGGAGGTGCAGTATACACATCATTGCGAGCAGCAATCTGCATTGCTTGCTTCCATGTCGCACCACCTGCTAGTGCGCCGAGTGCGAAGCTTGACCCTGACCCTGCGCCATACAGCCCATCATCACGCAGGTAGACAGAGTAAGAGTCATCTACTTGGTAGATCGTGCCGTTGATTGCAAGTATGAATTCAAATCCAGAGTCAGCATCATCCTTGTCTGGAACCCAACCTGATTCTTTAATACATTCTCTAATGCTTGGAGCTACAGTTGTAATCATGAAGTGATACATGTCTTTAATGTTAACTGGTATAGCTGGTGGTTTCCATACATGTTGTATCACATCACATGGTTGTACATCTCCAGCACCTGCAACCAACCACTTACCCCGCTTGCTAATCTTAGTAACAATCGGATGTGAGTATGGTCTACCACCTGCAGTGGTACGTGAATCGGCTGCAAGAATGCAGCCGTTGTCTTGTTGGATACCAATGATAGTTGTCATCGAGACCTCAACCTTGGCGGTGTCCACCGCCCACTCTTCTTACTGCGACGATTGTGGACAATCGGAGTAGAAGATTCCTTGCCAATATTTTTTTCAGCCCATGACCGAGCCTCTGGGTATGCTAGATGTTCACGAGCCATGATGATCTGTATACCAGCACCACCACTGCTACATGCATAGCATACCCAGACGCCCTTCTCTGAGTTCACCGAGGCAGACTTACGAGAGTCATCGTGTACTGGACACAGGATTGACTTCTCACCTTGCGGTAAGTCCAATCCGTAATGATTGAAGACTGCTTCAAGAAACTCAGGCTGGTTCACTTAATACCAATTCCTTTCTTGATGGAACTTGTATGCCTTGCACCAAGATCCGTATCGATGTAGAACATATCCGTGTGCTTCCGTTGCTTGTTTGAACACTGACCAATGTGGTTGTCCCCACATTAGTTGCCAAGCCCCAGTCGCGGACGAACGCTTGTTCTTCGCTTCCAATCGGTAACGAGATTCTTTGTACGCTATCTTCAGCGAGCAATCTATTTCCGATTTGTTTGTAGTCAATGTGCTTATCGCATAGCGAAGCTTCTGCTTCGGCTCCATCACTGAAACTTTTTGTTCCATTGATATCACTGGCGCAATTGCTTGCGCTGGTGCTGCGACTATCATCATTGATGTTGCTACGGTCATTACCATTAACCGCATAGTTACCTCTTTTCAGTTGGTAAGTAACTGTCACCTTCTTACCTATGTCCATTGTAACCTGCCTGTTTTAGCAGATCAGCCCAGAGCCATGCGGGCATTACCGCGTATGACTCTGAGACATTTGTAGTGCCACGCTTTTTTATTAGCACCACGCCAGTCTCAGCATCAGCATGAGTCATCTCATCCGATAGCTCTTGAAGATAGCCACTGAGAGTGATCTTCTTTTCGTTCTTACATTCTATTACTACGCCGTCGATACCGTCAATGTCTCCGACATCGTCGTGCCGACCAGCACCATACGCACGTTCAGCGCATGGAAATCCATAGGAGACTAACCACTTAACTACATCACGTTCGTACTGTGAGCCTTTGCGTTTGCTTGGTGTTGTCATAAATAGTCACTCACTAATATCTGTTCGAGGGTAATGTTTCTTTTTGATCTAAGCTTTAATCTTTCTCGCGGTGTTAATCCACCCCATAAACCATGTGCCTCATGTAGTACCGCCCACTCTAAACATTCTTTTCTTATCGGACATCCAGAACAAATTTTTTTACCAAGTTCATAAACGGAAACATCTCTTTCGTTCTCTTCATTAGTGAAGAAGAATTCAACTCCGACTTCCTTGCACCGAGCTTGACTGAAGTCTGGATAATTCATTGATGAGATCCTCCATTGGTAGTAGTTGATTAGCATCCATCACTAATCGAATGCCGTAACCATAGTCATGCTTGTAATGATTTGCAAGAAATAATTCTCGTGTTACCCAACCAACTATAGTAAACTTACTATCTACATGTGGTATCTGTTTGTCACCAAAGAATTGAACCAGCACTGCATAGTCCGATACAAATAACTCTGGTGCATTAAAGATTAATTTGTCTAGCGTCGACGTCTTGACTTGTATATTTTTTCCCAGTGATGTAGATAGGTCGTGTCCATTATCGCCACTCGGCGAAATCGATCTGTCCACTTCAAGCCCAAGTCCCTTGCCACACGCCACCTCACCCAGCTGACCCATAAGGTTAACCGAATACGACGAATTGTTTTTGTCAAACTTCTTGTCAACAACTTCATATTGTTTCTTGTTCTCTCTAACTCGGTGGACAAAGCGAAGCGCGTCCATGATTTCATCTTCGGTTAATTCAATATCTATTGCCATTGGCGCATTGTTCTTGCTCGTTGTAATTCAACAGGTGAGTTATATAAAGTCATGTGGCTTGCCTCCGCTGACAGAGAGATGTAAGTCTCTGCTGTTGGGTCAGCCTTACCATGTCGGTTCTTCACTACAGCAACGCGGTAAGCGTTTGCCTGTCCGTCTAGTGCAACACTAAGAACCAACTCTGGTAACGCTGCAACCTTACCCATCA